CGTATCAAATTACAGATGATAATGGCAAAGTTATTAGTGGTGGCTTCCGTGATAGCCAAGGCAACATAAATACAACCAATACAATTAATGGTGAGCAAGCCATTGGTGTTTCACTTACAAAAGACCAAACAAGGAAAATACATACTACACGTAAAAATAATTGGGCAGAAACACAAAAAATTATGAACGAATGGCGTTTAAAAAATTTAGGCAAAAAAAAGCCAGAGTTGCCGTATTTTATTAAAACTGTTAAAGATCAGTTAAGGGGCGTAAATGATTTATTTGCAATGCCAAAGGGGGTTAAATAATGAAAAGGCAGAAACTTTCTGAACAAGAAAAATATGAAAAAGATTTTAAGCAATTTAGCCTTTTAACATTAAGGATGATTGCACAATCTGAAAAATATCCAAGACAATTAAGGAGACTTAAAGTTATGTGTAATTTTTTAACTACTGAAATAAAAAATTTTGAGGAAATAAAATTGGAGGTTGTTAAATAATGCGTATAGACGAAATTTTTAAAGACAAAGCTTTTGGTGTAGTAAAACAACTTTTTTACACTCAACCTTGGTTGTTAAAAGGCTGTACTGAAGAAACACTTGCCAAAGTATTGGAGGTTTACACTAGGGAGGAGCAAATGTATATGCTTGCTAGGCTTGATATAAAAGCAATGTTTCACAGTAAATCAAAAAGAAAATGACAACATTTAAAGCTTACGGCCCATTTCAAGGTCCACAACGCAAAGTGCATTTTCCTACAACTGGTTTATATGAAGGCCGTATTTACATGGACCAATTTAACGATTGTTGGGAGTTTAGGGTTGCAGAAAATGATGCAGACAAATATGTTTGGGTTAAATTAATGGAAGAAAGAAGTGATTGGTTTGATGGGTAAAACAAGATACGGTTTTGAGGTAACATGGCTGCCAAAAATTGGCGATATGTTTTTTTTCCATGGGACAATGTATATTTATGAAAAAGTAGGTAATTCAAAACCTGATTGGTTTATTTATGACAAAGTTAAATGATTTGGTCGCTGACCATAAAAACGCACGCAAACGTACCCAAAGGTCGGCAACACTTATTGAAACAAGCCTTAGAGAATTTGGGGCTGCACGTTCCATTGTTATTGATGAACATAATAGGGTGTTAGCTGGCAACGGTACTGTTGAAGGGGCAAAAGCTATTGGCCTTGAAAATGTCAAGGTAATAGAAACTGATGGCAACGAAATTATTGCTGTAAAACGTAAAAACCTTACAGAAGATGAAAAAGTTGGCCTAGCACTAGCCGATAACAGAACAGGCGATCTTGCAGAGTGGGAACCACAGCCTTGACCCTTGGTTTGAAGAAGGCGACCTTGAACAACTTATAGGTGCAACTGCAGATGAGGTTGACTTCCCAGAAATTAGTGACGCAGATAAAAGTGACCTTGAGCAAATAACCCTTACAATGCACACCTCCCAAGCTGAGACTTTTAAAGAAGCAATGCAACTGGCCAAAAATATGGGTGAGTTTGACCAAACCTTAAACGAAAATAGTAATGGCAATGCAGCAACTAGGGTTGCAGAAAGCTTTTTATCTTGGGCTTCAGATCATGGCATCAGCTAAAGATTTAAAAGTTGCCCCTATCACAGCACAAGATGCAAATAAATTAATTAAAAGGCTGCATTACTCAAATAAAGTTGTACCTAATAGCCAATTACATTTGGGTGTTTTTTTTAATAATAAACTTGAAGGTGCAATGCAGTTTGGCCCAAGTATTAATAAAAAAGGCACAATAAGGCTCGTGCGAAACACCAAATGGAACGGTTTTATTGAGCTTAACCGTATGGCCTTTAGCGAAAAACTTCCACGCAATAGTGAAAGTAGGGCCATAAGTATTGCCATGAAATTAATAAAAAAAAATTACCCTCATATTGATTGGGTTGTTTCTTTTGCTGATGGTACGCAATGTGGCGATGGCACAATTTATAGGGCGTCTGGTTTTTTTCTTACCGACATACGTGTATCTGATGCTTTACGTATTAACCCAAAAACTAATAAACCTATGCACGTTATACAGGCCCATCACTTAAAAATATCAAAAGAGTTTCGTACTTGGCAGCCAACAAAAGGTTTTCAACTACGGTATTTGTATTTTATAAATAAAAAATGTAAAGATAATTTAACAGTGCCAATATTACCTTTTTCAAAAATTAAAGAAATGGGTGCATCTATGTATAAAGGCGTTAATATTAGTTTGCGTTCGAAGCAGGCGAGGGCCGTTACCAGCGGTCAAGCGGAGGTGCAACCCCTACCCGAACGCTCCAAAATCCTAAATTAAGCTATTGTATATATAAATAAATAAATTTACCCATAACTTGGCAACCAAAAAGGAAACACAAATTGAACGTGATTTAAGAGTCCAAAGGTTTGCACGTATTATTGCAAACGGTGGTCGTAGGTCCGATTGCTTGCAATATGGTTCAGAGAATTGGGGGGTTAGTGTACGTACTTGTGATAATTATTTGGCACAAGCAAGAGCAGAATTAAAGGCAGATTGGGATATTGAAAGACCCCAAATGGTAGCCGATCTCTTGTCTCAATGTGCAACTGTACAAATGGCAGCACGTAAAGCTGGTCAATACCATATTGCCCTTGGTGCAATTAATACGGCTGCAAAACTTGCAAGCCTTGTTTCATGAGTATTTTAGAAACTGTAAAGCAAGGGCATATATTACATGGCGATGGTTTATATGAGTTACCTACCGTAAACCAAGTCCAGCAAAGGGTTTATAAGGATTTACTACCCCATCAACAAACCTTTTGCCAAGATATTGAGCACCGTAAGCTTGCACTTGTTTGTGGTTTTGGTGCTGGTAAAACCTATGCACTTGTAAGCAAAGCCATAATACTGGCATCAATGAATATTGGTTGTATTAGTGCCATTTTTGAGCCAACGTCGCCCATGGTAAGGGACATTTTAATACGCACACTCAACCAACTATTGGAGCAGTGGCAAGTACCTTTTACGTTTAGAGCCAGCCCTTTACCTGAGTACCAACTGCAGTTTAAGGAGGGCATACACACTATTTTGTTACGTACAATTTTGACTTACCAGCGTTTGCGTGGTCAAAATTTATCAGCAGTGGGTTTTGACGAGGCTGACACTGTTAACAAACGAGACGCAGAGCAGGCCATGAATATGGCACTAGCTAGATTGCGTTCTGGTAACGTGCAACAGTTTTATGCAACTACCACGCCAGAGGGTCACAGTTGGGCATTTGATACGTTTGAAAAAAACGCCAAAGAAGATACAAGGTTAATAAGAGCCAAAACAAGCGATAATCCATATTTACCAGAAGGGTTTATTGATAGCTTATTGGAAAACTATCCACCGCAGTTAATACAAGCTTACCTTAATGGTAACTTTTGCAACCTTACCAGTGGTCAGGTTTACTCTAGGTTTAACAGGAATAAGCACCTTATAAACGAGTTGCCCTTCCCATTAGAAAATGAAATTTTAAAAATTGGTATCGATTTTAACGTTATGAACTGCAACGCCGTTGTTTGTGTTACTGCAGGCAATAAGCTTATTGTTGTTGATGAAATTGTTAAACAGCAAGATACTGACGCTATGGCGAGAGAAATAAGAAGGCGTTATGGTAACAATAAAATATTTGTTTATCCAGATGCAAGTGGAGCAGCGAGGTCAACCATTAACGCAAGCAAAACTGACATTGCCATATTGGAGAGCTATGGGTTTACAAGTATGGCCTTGCGTAGCAATCCACCAATTAAAGACAGGGTTCAGACTTTACAGGCAGTATTGGAAAACAGCAAAGGTCAAATACGTATGGCAATTTATGCCAAAGCCACAAGATTGATAGAATGTTTGGAGCTACAAAGCTATGATGAAAAAACAGGCGACCCAGACAAACAAAATGGTTATGACCACCTTAATGATGCTCTTGGTTACTTGTGTTATAGGGAGTTTAATATGATTTACAGTAAGGCAGGCCAAAAAACAGGTATTAGAATTTATTAAAGACCTGATATTATTAAACTAAAACAATGTACAGCAGCTTTTACCAAAATAGAATTGATAGCTTTGAAATAGAAGTAACGGAGGTACAGCAGCAAAATCAGGCGTGGCGTAATATGCAAAGCCATTGGGGTTTAATTGAAGATTTAGTTGAAGGTACAAGCAAAATAAGGGGTAAAAGTAGGATTTATTTAAAACAAGAGCCACGAGAGGAAGATGAAAGTTATGACGTTCGTTTAAGTAGGTCAGTTTGCCCACCATATTATGTACGTATGGAACGTATGTTGGCTGGTATGCTTACACGTAAACCAGTGCGACTTTCTGATGTACCAGATGCAATAGAAGAGCAATTATTTAATGTTGACCTTGAAGGAAATAATCTTACCAACTTTGTTTATAACATTAGTAGGCTTTGTATAAGATATGGCCATGTTGGTGTTTTGGTTGATGCCCCTGCAAATGGAGGTCGACCTTACTG